GCCGGCATGGGGACCATGCACTAATGGCCGTTGAGAAAAAGACGATCAGCCGTCTTGCGGCAAAGTCGCAGGCGGGCTTGGCTGATTACTCGACCACCTGGACGCTGGATACCGGCGACACGATTTCTAGCGCCGCAGTATCGGCGATCACATCCGGCATTGGCCTAAGCGTCATATCCACGGGTGTTTCAACAATCGTGGTGCAGGCGTCCGGCGGCACCAATGGCACGCTCTACTACTTCGCCGTCGAAGCGCAGACGGCCGGCGGGCGCAGGTTCGAGCGTCAACTGGTGCTGCCCGTGGATGAGCAATAGTCATGGAATTAACCGTTGAAGATGTTGGCGCGGCGGCATTCAAAGCGGGAACGCGACCGCAAAGCTGGATGGATGACGATTCTCCAACACAGACAGAAAAAGACAAGTGGCACGCTAGGCAAATCTATCGAGCCATGAAGCGCGCAGAGAAAATCGGCCTTAAGAATGAGGCGAGTGATTAGCCAATGGCATTTACCTTCACCGTGGAGACGGGAACCGGGTCGACAACGGCGAATTCTTACGCCACCGACCAGAATTTAATCGACTTCACCTTGACGCGCCCCGGCTCCGAAACGGTCCAGAACCTCACGTCATCGACGCGCCAAGCCTACCTGGCCTGGGCCACACGCCTGCTCGACGAGCAGGTCGAGTGGCACGGCACGCCAGCGAACGTCGGGCAGGCGCTGCAATGGCCGCGCATCGGTGTCAGCAAGAAAGGCGGCCTGGAGCTATTCGACAATAACGAGATGCCGCAGTGGCTCAAGGATGCCACGTCGGAACTAGCGCGCCACCTTGTCAGCGGCGACAGGACGGATGAAGAAAGCACGCTCGGCTTCAAGCGCATGAAGGTCGAGGGATTGGAGCTAGAGGTGGACAAGGGCGACCGGGCGCCGATTCTGCCGCGCTCCGTGCTGTCTATCATCGCGCCGTACGGGAACGTTGTCGGCGGCGGAACGGTGCGACTGGTGCGGACATGAGCGAGAAGGTCCATTATCTCGGTTGCCCAGAAAACGACATAATCATGACCTTGAAACACGCTCTTGAAAAAGCCGAACAGGGCGAAGTTGAGAGCCTGTACATCGCATCGACACTGAAAAACGAAGACGTCATGTCCTGTGTCGTGCTGCCAAAGGGGGCGCCACTGTATACCCTTATTGGCATCATCGAGGCTGCCAAGAGCGAGCTTCTACAGCGGCATCGGGACAGTCTTTTGCAAATATCCGGTTCGGATGATGACTTCGCTTCGTGACGCCTTCCAGAAAGCGGCCCTAGCGGCCGTCGATGCGTTCGGCGACGTAGCGGTCAGCGCCAACTACCTATCGCACGCCACGACGACCTATGACGCCTCAGCGGGCACGAATACGACGACCTACTCGACGGTCCCCGGCGTGAAGGTGATTTTTACTGAGTTCCGCGTTGCAGAAGTCGATGGGCAGATTGTTCGGCCCACGGACAAGAAGGCGATCCTGCCGGCAAAGGCGATCAGCGGCACCGACCCAGGCGTATCCGACCAGATCGTCACAGACACGAGCGTCACCTGGGAAGTGCAGAACGCGCGGGTCGATCCGGCCGGTGCAGTGCACACCCTGCAGATCCGGAGGCCGTAATGGTTGCCAAATCCACCGCCGGCTTTAGCGCCGACCTGGAAGCGTTTTCACGGCAAATGGGCGTCGGCCTCGGGACCGCGCGCAAGAAGGTGGCGTTCGATATTTTCAAGTCTGTGGTGAAGCGGTCGCCGACCGATACGGGGCGCTTCCGTGGGAGTTGGACAATGGCGGATGGCAGCCCGAGTGAAGCTGTGCAGCCAGAGGGTCAGGGCTCATATTCGGCGCCTGATGCAGCGTCTCAGGGCGTATCGTTTGCCCAGCCATTTGCCCGGACTTGGATAGCCAATGCTTTGCCGTACGCCACTGCGCTGGAATTCGGACATTCAAAGGCTTCGCCTAATGGAATGGCGAGGATAGCTGTCGCGGAAGCCGAAGCTGATCTACAGTCCTTGTTGAAATGACCGTGACAAAAATCTGTAATAAATGTGGCGAGATCAAGCCAATATCTCACTTTTCCAAAGTGTGGAAAAACAGAGAAAGGCGATCACCAATATGCAAAATATGCCGCCAAGAGAAACGCAGAAACGGTCGCCCGTCTCGCAAAGAACTGCACCGTCTTATTTATCCATCTGAGGGGGTGAAGGTTTGCAGTGCTTGCCGGATCCAGAAGCCATTGGATCAGTTTAATGATGAGGGCGGCAAAAGGATTGGGCACAAGAAATCTCGCTGTCGCGGCTGTCTTAAAATTGAGTATAGAAAGTGGGCGGTTAAAACGGGCAAACACAGCGGTTTAACACGCGCACAAATGCTTGAAAAACTTCACGCGAAGCGCAGACCGAAGTCCGGCCATAAAATCTGCACAAAGTGCAACCGACTCAAGAAGCTATCGCTGTTTCCGAAGTGCGTAAGTTTGCCAGATGGACATGGCTTCAAATGCAAGTCATGCAGGAATCGGCTAGAGAAGATTGCACGTGAGCGCGATCTCGTGACATTCCGAAAGAAGAGATCAATATATCGCGATGAAAACCGAGATCGTATTCGAGTGTGGTCTTTGAGAGGTGAGCATAAGCGCCGCGCAAGAGAGGCGCGCGCAGGCGGCTCATTCTCCGACGCTGAATGGCTTGGTCTATGCGAGACCTATGGCAACCGCTGCGCGAAGTGTGGCTCCTCCGACCGCCTCACCGTAGACCACATAAAGCCAGTATCAAAAGGCGGGAGAAATGATATCGGCAATATACAGCCCCTTTGCCTTTCATGTAACTGCAAGAAGCACACAAAGACCGTCAATTATAGGCTTCCGCTCCTAGAGGGCGCAGCATGAGCTTTTCGGCGGAGCGGCAAGCCATAGAGAACAGGTTTGCAGCGAACTGGACGGGCACGACGGCTGACCGCACTGCGTACGAAAACGTCAAGTTCAAACAGCCGACATCTGGCTCCTGGGTGCGCCTGTCGATCCGCAATGGCGATGCCCGCCAGGCATCCATCGCGACAACGCCGCTCAACCGCTACATCGGCATCATCATTGTTGATGTGTTCGTCCCGGAAGATACGGGCACGTCTACGGCCCGGCAGTTAGCAGATTCCGCCGCCGCCATATTTCGCAACAAGCAGTTCTCGGTCACCGGATCCGGGACCATCACCACTAGAACGCCCTCGATTACGACTGTCGGCACGTTTGATGGTTGGCATCACGTTTCCATGAGCGTCTCGTACCAACGAGACATTGTTGAATGACCGCCCCTCTATCTGTTAGGAGGCAATGAACATGGCCCAAGCTACTGCCAACCAGGCGAGCCTGCGCTTCTCCGAAGAGACGACGTGGGGCGAGACACCTGCCGGCCCAGCAATGACCGAGGTGCGGTTTACGTCGGAATCCCTGCGTCACCGCAAGAGCACCGTGGTCTCGCAAGAGGTGCGGTCAGATCGGATGCGCGCCGACCAGCTCGAAGTCGGCCAAAGCGCCGATGGAGATGTGGCGTTTGAACTGAGCTATGGCGACTTCGAGAGTTTCTTCGAAGGTGCGATGGCCAGCACGATCTCATCGGCCGTCGTTACGGATGCGAGCGTTACCGTGGCGGCATCAGCAATCACCGGGCCGGTCGACACCAATTTTGTCGCTGCGTTCAAGGCCGGGCAATATGTGCGGCTAACCGGGGCGTCCGCCGCGGCAAATGCTGGCGCCGTGGTGAAAATCGCATCCCTTACGTCGACGGTGCTGACGACAACCGGCACGACGCTGGTATCCGAAATCACTTCGGCCACGGTAAATGGTCGGATGCTCCGTAACGGCACGACCGAGAAGTCGTATCTGTTGGAGGAAAACTTCGGCGACATCACGGCGGTCAAATACCAGACCGGCATGGAAGTCGGGTCGGCCCAGCTTGCGGTGCAGTCTCAGCAGGTCGTTACTGGCGTGTTCAGCTTCATTGGCAAAAAGGGCTTCGCAGCCTCGGTAACCGTGGCATCAACAGTTACATCCGCCACAACGAACGTGCCGATGACGGCGGCAGCCAACGTCGGAAACATCTTCGAGAATGACGTCGCGCTTGCGACCAATCTGACGGCGGTGAATGTTTCTCTGACCGGCAACCTTCGCGAACAGCCGGCGGTTGGCAGCAAGCCGGCGATCGGCGTCGGCCAGGGCGGCTTCGACATCACCGGCAACCTGACCGCCTACTTCGAGGATATCGCGCTGTACGATAAGATGATCAATCACACGGCGACCAGCATTTCGATGCGGTTCACCGACACCGACAGCAATATCATCGTTCTGACCATTCCCTCGCTCTACTACACCGAGGGCGACCCCGTGGTCACGGGCATCGACACCGATGTCTTCTTGCCCATTTCGTTCGGCGCACGTCGAGACAGTACAACCGACACGATGATCCAGATGGATTTCCTGCCGGCCACGCCATAACGCCCCTGATATCTCGTGCGCACGAGTAGCGGTCAGCCCCTCGTCGGGGCGGCTGGGGGCTGGCCGCGCCCTCTGCTCAAAAGGTGAAACAATGGACGTTAGCTCTATCTATACGGATTCCGCTCTTGAGGAATCGGGTGTTTGGTTTGATTATCGCGACGGATCAGAGGTTCTGGTTGCGAGTCTCGCGAACAGTAAATTCCAGCGATACAGCGACCATCTGCGCAAGCCGTATGAACGGCAGCGCCAGATCGGTGCCATGGACGCAGACAAAGAGACGGACCTCCTCTGCAAGGCAATGGCTCGCCACATTGTTCTCGATTGGAAGGGCTTCGAGGAAAACGGAAAGCCTTTGCCGTACAAAGAACAAGCGGCCTTCCAGTTGCTGGTGAAGTCTCGCGTCTTCCGAAACGACATGGTTTCGTTTGCCACTGAGAATGAGGCATACCAGATCGAACAATCCGAGAGTGCGGAAAAAAACTCCGGCGGTACGTCCGAGCCCACCTCGAAATCGGACACGAAAAGCTCACCTTCCTCATCGAGCGTGCCAGGGAAACAGGCGTAGTCCCCAAGACGCTGGAGCTGATACCCGTTCTCTCGCCCCATGAGCGAAGATGGCTTGCTGCATTTCAGGACTTGGCGCCGGCGCGCGCGGAGACTATGGGCGGCAGTATCCCGGTCACGGCGATCATGGTCTACCTCAAGGACGCGCTTGGATTGACCAGCATGGATGATCGCCTGTGCGGCCTGCGTCTCATTCTGGCAATGGATGATGAGTTTAGGATTTGTGAGCGCGAGCTACCCGACAAAAATGTTGGCAAGCCACCAGCAAAACCCAACAAAAATAAAGATCAGTAAATATGCTTGCGGCGAGAACACCCACTCCCACCATCCTGCCGCGGTCGTTCTCCCGCAGCTAGGACAAGCCTGCGCTGTTATATCGACCATGTTCCCGCATGACGGGCATAGCGCGGGGTTAGCCTTCGCCATTCGATATCTCCCTCTGACGTGATGGAACAAGAAATGCACCAGGAAGCCTTCGGGGAGATAATCTAGTGGCTTTTGAAACCGGCATCAAGATAGACGTCGATGCTCGTGGTGCCAGGGCTGGCGCGCAGCAGGCCAACGCTGCCTTTCGAAGCATGTCCGGCACGGCCCGCACGGCGCTTGGCCAGATTGATGGGGCGTTCGACAGGCTGCGCCGATCTATCTTCAATCTCCGCAATGTCATATTGGGCGCAGGTATCGGCTTGCTGGCCAAGGGGTTTCTTGACGTTTCGCGTGAAACCGAAAACCTCTCTGTCCGGCTTAGGTTCTTGCTTGGTAGCACGACGAAGGCCAATGAAGCGTTCAAAGCGATGCAGAGCTTCGCCTCTACCGTCGCGTTTTCCTTTCGGGAAATCCAGGCGGCCGGCACGACGCTGACATCTGTCACCCAAGATGTCGGCGAGCTTTCCAAAATATTGCGCATCACCGCCGATTTGGCCGCCGCTACGGGGCTGACATTCCAACAGACATCAGAGCAGATCGTCCGTTCATTCTCAGCCGGTATCGGTGCGGCTGATTTGTTCAGAGAACGCGGCGTTACCGCGATGTTGGGATTTCAGGCCGGCGTTTCAATTTCAGCCGAGGCGACCAAAAAGAAGATATTCGAGCTTTGGGACGACGCGACGTTTCGTTTGCGTGGCGCTGCTGGGGCCATGTCTACGACCTGGGATGGCCTGACATCGTTCCTGGGTGATAAGTGGTTCCGCTTTCGGCAAACCGTGATGGACGCCGCGCCGTTCGATTTCATGAAATCGGCCGTGAAGGCGCTGGACGATTTTCTCTCGGTGAATTTCGACAGCATCGAAAACGCAGGCAAGGCGTTGGGGGAGAGTCTTGTAGACGCCTTTAAGCGGATTTTTCTATCAACGGCGCGACTGCTGGATGCCGTTAGGCCGGCGATCGATTTCATCTTCGATGTGATCAGCCGCCTTGTTACCCTGTTCAATCAGTTGCCGGAATTCATGAAGCAATTCGGTATCTTCGGCGGCATTATGCTGGGGCCAAAGGGGCTGCTCGCCATAGGGTCGGCCTTCTTGCTTGCCGATAAGATGGCGGAGACTTCTGGCAAAATCCTAGATAAGATGGGCGCATCTGAAGATAGCGTTTTGCGTGATATTTTCCAGGGCGGTCGTCCAGACGTGACCGCGCCTATTAGCATTCCAATACCACCGGTACCGGCTGAGGGAAGTTTCGAGAAGCGCGCCATGGGCGTACTGGCGGCGATAAATGTTGCGCAGAAGCAACTGGATGAATCGAAACGCGAGGCCCTTGAAGAGACGGCAGTGACTGCTAGCGGCAGCGTCGCGAAACTCAACAAAGCGACGACCAATCTTATTGAGAATCTCAAGGTAGAGAACAGCCAGCTCGCCCTTCTTGAGAGGGCAACCCGTGAGGGCGGCAAAGCCATTGAGAATGCGACGGACGCCATCGACGCACAGAATGCGGTGCTAAGGGCAGGCGCCGCCGAGACCAGCAAAGAAGCGCAGAGCATCATTCAATTGGTCGTGGCGAATAACGAACTGGAGCGGTCTATCGACAAAACGACCGAGGCACGAAAGAAGGCCGAGGATGCCCAAAAGAATAAGGCGGAGGACGCGGCCAGGGAACAGAAGCGCCAAGCCGAAGATTTGGCACGCCAAGCCGCACGTCCATTTGAGATTGCCGCCGAGAATATCCAAAACACATTCTCAGACGTCTTTTTCAACATCATCAGGAATGGCAAAACGAGCTTCAAGGACCTGGCGGGCAGTATCAAGGATATCTTCTCCCGCATGCTGGCTGAGCTTGTCACGCTGGCGATTGCACGACCTATCATACTCCGCATATCGGGTGCCGTGAATGGCGCCGGCGGCTCTGCGGCTGCGGGCGGTCTCGGCGGGGGCGGCATTTCCGGCATCTTTTCTGGTGGCGGCGGCGGACAAGGCAATATTATTGGTGCTGGAAGTGCCTTTGCCGGCCTGTTCGGTAGCGGCGCCCCAGGCGTTTTAGCATCCGGGGCGAGTGCATCCGCGCTATCGGCTGGCGGCGCTGCGGGCATTGCTGGCGCTTCGGCACTGCCAGCCGCCGGGGCTGGTGCTGGCGCTGCGGGCGCTCTGGGGGCGACTGGTTTTGGCGCGATCTTCGCAGGCCTGGCCATAGCCGAGCAGTCCATTGCAAATTTACTACCCGGGACCACTATCGGTGACACCTTTGGAGGCGAGGCGGGCGGCACTCTCGACATGTTTTTGTCGCCACTTAATGCTTTGGCTCTTGGACAGATAGCCAAGCTGTTCGGGATCGGTCCAAAAACAAGCGTCGGGCAGGTCTCTGTCGCTGCTCTGGGCCCCTCTGACGGGAGCCTGGGTATTCGAGGCATCGGCACGGACAATGGCGGTGACGCTGCCGTAGGCCGCGGGCTGGGGCAAGCGGTCATAGCTGCGGTATCGGCGCTGCAGCAGATCATTGGCGGTACTGGGCTCTCCGGTCCCGGCCTCACTATTGGCACCGCTGCCGACCGCGGCATATTCGTGCAACGGTCGGGACAAGCGGTCGACGATGCAACTGTGTTTGGCGAGAACCAGGACGCCGCGTTGAATTTCGCGGTTAGGACGTTCTTGCAGCAGGCAAGCTTTGGCTCCGAGATTGACGATGTCGTGCGCCGGTCAGCGAGCATACGCACCACCCTGGAAGAAATCACCAGCGATCTGACGCTCGCCAGAGCATTGCTCGATCCTGTGGAGGCGACCAAGAGCTTTGGCGACCTGCTCGAAGAGATAACGGACAATTTCAACGCCATGGGCAAGCAGGCCCAAGAGCTTGGCATTTCTTTCGACAAGGTTGTTGACGCCTTCAACAAGTCGAAAGACGAACTGATCCAACAGGCGACCGGCGGCATCGAGACTTTGATAGAGGCGCTTGGCTTCGCGCCGGGTAGCGCCATCAGCCCGACGCAGCGGGTGGCAAACGCCCAGACATCGTTTTCTGACTTGGTTGGAAAAGCCGGCGGCGGCGACTTGGAAGCCATCTCGCAGATACCCGCCGCAGCGCAAGGCCTGTTGGCTATCGCACGCGAGGTGTTCGCATCCGGTCCACAATTTGCCAGCATCTTCAAGAACGTCAATCTTGACCTGAATGAGATTCTTGACGCGACGAGATCGCAAGCTGCCGAATCCGTCCTGAACAGTGCAGCGCCGGCACAAGCACCAACGCCAACGCCGCCCCGTATAGCGAGCCCAGCACCCTCGGCGCCCGCGCCAGCCGCAATTTTCCCGCGCCCAGAGCCAATAGGCGGCAGGGGTAGGGCGCATGGCGGGTTGTTGTTCGGCACAGGCGGGCCGCTATCAGACAGCTTGCTCACACCGACAAGTCCGGGCGAGTTCGTTGTCCAAGCGGCGGCGGTGCGCCGTGTCGGGCTGGGTGTCCTTTCGGGCATCAACAGGGGACAGGCCATTGGTTCGAATGATGACGTGGCTGGTGCAATCACGTCTACCGGTGTGGAGCAGATAAAGCTGCTCGCGCGCCTAGTGGCGGAGATATCTGAGCTTCGCCGACAGGCCGAAAAACAGAGTGACGACATTGCTTCTCTGACACGCCAGTTGAGACGACGAGCGGCGTAAATGTCCGTTCAGTTTATCACGCCGGTTGATGTTTCGCCGACGTCGTTTGGTGCCTACATCGATGTTGATGTCTCGGCGAACGTCTCGGCACAGGCCACTGGCGTCATTCTTCGTGTCAGCAACAGCAATACGACGACCGATAAGAAATGGTCCGTCCGCAAGAACGGCAGCACGGACGATTTCTATCAGGACATGGACAATAACGGCACTGCGGGAACGCATACTGCCGACTTCGTAGGTGTTGACGCTAGCGGGATATTCGAGGCGAAGCTAGAATCATCGGACATTTCGTTAGAGCTGATAGGATATTTTGAAGAGGATGCGGTGTTCTTTACGAATGCCGTTTCAAAGACCCTCTCGATGACCTCTGCGTATGAGTCCGTCGACGTCTCAGGTGACACAGGGTCTGACATTGCGACCGGTGTACTTGGCGTACAGTTCACGAACAACGCCGGGCGTTTCTACGCCAGGAAAACCGGAAGCACCGATTCGTTTGAAAAGATATGCGACAATAGACAGCCGTTCATTGTCGCTGTCGATGATTCTGAAACGTTCGAAGCTTACCGCTCCAACGGCAGCCAATCGATTAAGATCATCGGGTATGTGAAATTCGGCGTTACTTTCGATACCAATCTGACGGACATATCTCCGTCGGTTGGTGAAACCTGGGAAAACAAAACCCTGCCTTCGGGCGCGACTGGCGCCTTTATCTTCTCGAAAAATCAGGCATCTGCAGCCTCGCTTCAATATGGCGTTAGAAAGGACAGCTCAGCTTCGACGCCACTTGGCGCGCACAATGAAAAAATAGGCTACGGCGTCGCAGAGGCTGCGTCGAATATAGTCGAAACCTACGCGCGCAGCGTTGGCGTCAATAACGCTCAGGTTTATCGGGTCGGATATACGTCCGATGTGCTGGGGATTGACCAATCCAGTCATGCTCATTCGGCGCAAAATGTAACGCTTGCGGTATCGAATTTGGATACCGTCACACCCGCCGCGCCTGCCCATGCGGTATCGGAAACTGCTGGCACCGCGACAATCACCCGCGCCGCGCCGACGGTGCAGACGGTTCTGGCCTTGGTTGCCAGGCCCTACGACGAAACGCTGGCAAAGACCGTCACGGGCCTGCCAGCCGCCTTCGGTTCCGTACCGTTTGGCGCCGGCAAGACGTTTGCCGCAAAGGGCGGAGAGGTCTCTGTCTATCTGAGCGATGTCGGATACATCAGCAAATCGAGCGACACGCCTGCCAATCAATTGTTCGAGCCGCGTCTGACTTCCGCTTTTAACTTCGAGGTCCGGCTGTTCAGCGGAGACGAGCCGGACGGACGGAGCACGGCTGGCGCGGGCGACATCCGAATTCTCAACGGCGACGGCTTTCTGGACGACAAGCTTCGGCTGGGCTGGGATGGTCGCACGATAGAGATATGGAGCGGCGATAAGACCAAAAGCTTCGGCGCGTTCAAGCTGCTGTTTCGCGGTGTCGCCGACGGCCTGGATTGGAGCGAGCGGGAAATCAGCATCCGCCTGCGCGACAGGCAACTGACCCTGGAGCGCCCGATACAAACCACGCTTTACGGTGGTGGCGGCGGGCTGGACGGTAATTCGGATGTGCAGGGCAAGCGCAAGCCGCAAATATACGGTGGCGTTCTCAA